CAATGCTTATCGTGCCAAGCGCAACGGTCGCCCCCGATACCGTAATACCAAGGCGGCACGACCTGTCCGGCTGGCGATCGAGGCTCATTGACGCGGCAATCAGCGTATTGTCGAGTAAAAGCGGCGTTTCGCGCTTGATGTTCATGACAGCGTTCAAGATGTCGAAGAGCTCATCGATTGCCGGGGTGTCGGTACTTGCCGACACATCAACGTAAAAATAGTAAATCTCAATCGAATAACCCGCCGTAAAGCCGCTTATCGGCTCGATAGACTGGAGATCATCACCCTCGTTATACTCTGTGCCCTTACGCATAAGCACACCGTTAACGAATACGAGCGTCGAATTATCGAGAAAAGCGTACGTTGTCGCGTAGCTTGCGCTTCCGTCTGCCGTAAATTGATCACGATACGTCTTGGTGTTCACGCTGTGACCGCCTCCATGCCTTTCTCTGCAGTCGCTCCCCTTGCTACGATCTTGTACAAGTCGCCATATTCTGCGGCCATGTACTCGGCCGAGAAGTGCTCCCGCACGAACTGCGGCGCGGTGCCCTTGATTTCATCCCTCACGGGCTGTTTTAACGCCTTCTTTACCCCATCCACGAGCCCCTGGATGGATTCTTCTGTAAGGATTGAGTAGCCGCCCGCCACCTCCATCGAAACGTCGTTCTTATAGGTCACCACGACCGAGCCGGCCAGCATCGCCTCGACATATACGAGGCCAAAGCCCTCCGTGGGTGATGGATACAGAAAAACGTCCATGACCTGCATGTAATTCGTCACATCAGGGCGATGCCCGGCCCATATAACGCCTTCGACCGGGAGCGAGGCCGCCATGAGCTTAAGCTTTCCGAGATACCCTTTGTCGTTGACCGATTCGCCGCCGACTACGAGCGGCACAAAGTCAAGACCGCCGCGCTGGAGGTAATAGCAAGCCAAGAGCCACTCTTCGAGGCATTTGTCAGGAGCTATGCGCCCGGCACGGCCAATAACGAGCTTTCCCTCGGGGATGCCGAGCTCTCTTTTTACCTCAGAAGGATCCTTTGTCGGCTCAGATGCCTCAACGTCTATGCCGTTCAATATCGCGAAGCAGTCATTCATGCGTGCCACGGCCTCGGTTACGCCAACTCTCTGGCAGATCACACGTCCCGGCATTGGTGACCTGATAGGCGAATGGATAGTCTCAATAACGGGAAGTTGGTCGCCAAGCGACATTGCCATGTGGCTCACCCCGCCGCCTGAATGTATGTGCAAAACATCGGCCGCGAATTCCACCGCATCTTCAAGCGGTGAAATTATAACGCTCGCACCAACCGTCTCAAGCTCTTTGCGAAACGGTCCGTCTTTATAAGCAATGACCGTGTGTTCGTTCTCAGAGTCAAATTTCACGATGTTTCTGATGACGCGCTCGACACCGCCGTACTCAAGCTGATTCAATTCATGGACGATCTTCATCGCTTCTCTCCTATGGCCTCGAAGGCCTTAATATAACCACACCGAATCCAGCCCATCCATGGACCGGCAGCTCAAGCTTCTCACCTTCCGGTGGGTTAAAATTCTGCCAAAAGCTCTTCATCTCCTCATTCAAAAATATGTCGTCAAAAAACACGATGCCGTTTTGCGCCATGCGTTTGATGTAGAGATCGTACTCGCCCAGACATCGCTTACCGTTGTGCTCAGTGTCTATGAACAGAATATCTATGGGCGCTGGAACCTTATACTCAACGAGGCTATCTTGCGTTAGATACGTCACGTTTGGCCGCCTGTAATCTTCCCGCAACTGGTTCGTATGGTTAATGGTGACCACTTTCCCTTGCAGATATCCTTCGGCGAGGCAGGCGGCAGATATGCCGGTATGCGTCCCGAGCTCAACACACAGTTTTGGCTTCATTGTCTGGACCAGCCGATAGAGAAAACGGTAATAATGAGCGGGGACCCCGGGCGACCTTACAGACGCGTCTTCCTGGGTAGTTATAACCCTCTCAAGCGCGTCCGTATCCGCTTTGACATTCGACGTAACCACAAGCTCTTGAAGCTCTTCTCTGGTCATTGGACAACCTTTTCGTAGCATGTTGATGTCATCTTGACGCGCTCAACCTTATCCGGATACTTTGAGCTGTAAATAAGCGCATCTGCCTTGCTGGCGTTTCGCTGGTCGCAATGCTCACAGATAAGCCCTGTATGGTCTCCGGTCTGATGCGCGTGGAGGATCCGGGCATATGATTCCGAGGAAAATATTTCCGAAAGCGTCTGTTTGTTCAGGTCTCCGTAGGTGAGCTTTCCATCCCAGTCAAAGCAGCACGCGTTAATCGTTCCATCTACCTGTATCTGTAATGGTCCGTGTTCAATACGGCCGCATGTCCTTACCCTCTCGCCCTGCACTGCCCTGTTGTTGAGCTGATTGACCCAGTTATGCGCGGTCCAAGCCTCGATGAGATCGGCTTTCCCTTCCCACATGGCGATCCAGTCTTCGACCGGGCCTTCATTGATCCCCTTCATGATGACCAGCGTCATCAATATTTTCGTCCTGTCTTTTATCGTGAAAATGTCGTCAAGCTGTGACTTGACCTTGTAGAATTTGCTGGACTCTACCCCATGAAGTCGCGAATACCCCTCAGGCGTTATGCCGTGGAAGCTGACACGCACCGAGCGCAGGCCGGCATCCTGAAGTCGGGCGAAAAGGTCCGGCGTGAGCAGGTCTCCGTTTGTCACAAGAATCGGCTCAAGGCCAAGCGTGTCAACGTGCCGTACGATATCGACAATGTCCGGGTTCGATAGCGGCGCACCCATCCCCGCGAAACTGACTGTCTTTATCCAGTCGCATTCATCCAGTATTTTGTCGAGTAAACGCCTGAACGTCGCAAGGTCCATCATCCCCCGCGGCCGCGTGAGCTTATTTTTGACGCAGATCGCGCAGTCGTAATGACAGCGATTGGTTATTTCGAACCGTGCCTCAGGATTTCTGGGTATCATAAACGTGTCCATCCATCCTCGGATTGATAAACGGGCTTAGCGAATAGATGTTGCACCCATAAGCCTCGACGAGACGCTTCTTCAGCTTGATAGAATCTTCATTAATGAGATCAAACCATTCGTTGTGACACTCATTTAGCGCCGATTCCGTTTTATGAAACGCCTTGATGTGATCCGCATAATCCTTGAGATGCGTTTCACCATCTATGTATCCGCAATCATGGCCGCAAATGACAATGTTCTTCGTGCCCATAAACGCGGCCAGATGCACGCAACTGGTTATCGTTGAGTAGCTCACAAAAATGTCGTCGTCATTGCCAACGGCCGCCAGATTTTCTTCGAGATGCTTTTCCCTGTCCCCGAATTTGCCATACTTATGCGTAAAAACGTAGTCAGCGCCCGGGTACTTATTCAACCCCTTGTCGATATCGCCGCAATCATGCGCTGATATTATTGTGTTACACCCGGCATCGATAGCGGCCTGGATAAATTGTTCATGCTTGAGGACGACATGCGTAACGGGAAAATACTTCCAGATGGAATTTGCCCCGATGGTAATCTTTCCCTCAAAGAAGGAAGGATCAACAAATTCCATGGATTTACCGGCCCCCAGGACGTAGATATCCTTGCCGGGGTAACGATTCTTAAGATCCGTGTGCGGCTTGCGCTTTATGGTTGCCGATTCAGTCACGATATACCCGCCGGTTATACATCCTCGTCGCGCAACGCTTTATTGCGATTGATTTCATCCTCGTTGAAGCTCGTCAAATACTGCTCGATCTGCGCGTCAGACGGTGCGTTGCCCTCATCAGCGGCCATTTCACGGTACATCGCTGCTGTCTCGCGGCACTCTTTGGCTATTGATCGAAGGTCCTCGGAGTAGTTGCCCGCCGATTTCTTCTTCGCCAAAAGCGATCTTGACGCGGCGATCCGAACGAGAGCCACTGCTGCCGTAAGATACAAATTGTTAGATGTGAGCGACAAAAAAGTGTTGATTTCCTCATCCGTCAAGACAGCGACTGAGGATCCTCCGTTATCGCCTATAAGGTCCCTGATCTTCGCTATATTCGTGCCTGTAGTGTAGGTGTACGACATATCTTCTCTCCCCGCGTGGGGGCGGCAGTAAGGGGGGAACCAAAGCCACCGCCCCCGCGAGTTTTTCGGCCTTTAGCCGTTACCTCTTACGATGCCCTGGTACAGACCGAGCTTCATGCCCCAGTCGTGACGGGCCTTGTAAGTGATGTCGTCGAACTCGTAGCCATACGGGTCTTCGACTCCACCGGCCAAACTGACCATTTCGGCCTTCTTCATCAGAAGGTCAGGGTCTTCCTTGCCATCAAGAAAACCGATCTCAATGACGGGGAAGTCCTGCGGATCAGCCACAACAGCCCAGAAAGTCGAGCTGATGGCATCATCCAGGAGAGGCTCCTCGATAACGATGAGGTTCTTCAGAACATTCAACTCCCCACCGCCACTCGTCCCGGCGTTGATCGTTGCTGAGTGGATCAGCTGCTTGGCGATCAGGCCAAGGGTTGTACCCGTCAAGAGATACTTCGGCGTAACACCGATGATCTCATTTGACGAAGCATCCTTCATGCTCTTCATCTTCTGGCAAGCAGCCGCAACAGCAACCGCACCGGCAGCGGTATTGGCCAGAGCCGTCGCCGCGATGAAGTTGGCGTGCGCCGTCGCAAAGAGCGCGTTTCCGTCGTAGGTGTTCTGCCCCTTCAAGAGCGCGAGGGCGTTCTTCACCATCTTCCGGACGAAAGACCGACCGATCTTCTGCGGGAACTGCTTGATACCGTCCTTGTCGTCGTTGATGATCGCTTTGCGGCCTACCGCAAAGGTCGATCCCCACGTCTCAGCCTGGAGCTGATATCTGTAGTCCCTGAACGACACACTCTTATAGTTGCCGTTCTCCTCAACCCCCGAGGGGTCTGCCGCTTCGGACAGAATGACCCGATCATGGGTCTTGAAGTCCGAGAGGTTGCCCTTCTTGCAGTACATAGCCCACGGCGAAGGGAAGCCCTTGTAGGCTTGCAAGAGGTCTTTGTGCATCGAATTCCCTAGAAGATACGGGAAATCGCTCGTTGATGCCGATTCCTTCAGATCGGCATAAATCTTGAGCATACTTTTTCTCATGATACTTGTCCTTTCGTTTTTTTTAGACTACCGCTTGCTTACGACTGCTCTTGTCCGTACGGCTTGCCCTGGGGAAGCAGCAACCCGTCGAATGCCCCGTTTGTCGAGCTGACAGCGGTCATGACCTTAACCGCCGGATAGTCATCATTCGCCGCGCCGATGGAAAGCGCGCTGGCCGTCGTATCCCAGTACAGAATCGTACCGACAGGCGGCTGATATGAGCCATACCCCGCGAACGTCATGCCCCACACGCCCTCAAGGGCGAAGGCAACGGACTGTCCAGCAACCCGGTTCGTCAACGGAACGCCGACAAACCCTGTCACCCTGGCGAGTACACCAGACGCAACCGGCGCCGCGGGGGACAGCGTGACTCTCCTGCCTGAATATTTATAGTTTTGTGCCACTGTGATATCCTCCTATTGGTTTTCCCTCGACTTTACGAGGGCGGGATTACTTCGTCTCGTCCTTCTTGTGACCGAACGCGTCATCCATGTCGGCCTGCGCCGATTCCTTGATGTCGCCGGTCTTCCCTGCTCCGAGCTCGATCTTGCCGTTACCGCTTAACTTCGCGGCATATGTAAGCTCACTATCCAGCCTCTTCGTGACGGCTTCCTTCAGGTCGCCTTCGACGAGGTTTGAGCCGAACGCTTCGCGGACGCGATCTTTCACCGCATCCGGCGCTTTCGATTCTCTGATCTGCGCCTCAACAACGTCTTTCTGCTTCGCCAGCTTTGCATCGCTGTCGATCTTCGCGATCTTCGTGTTCGCCTCTTTAAGGTCCGCGCCCAACTTCGTGATCTCGGCGTCTTTCGAGGCAACTGCCTCATTGACGATCGATTCGACGAGGTCTTTGCGCGTCTCTTTGAGGTCCACGAGAGTTGTGTTCATCAGCAGTTTTTCCACAGGTTCCTCCTTGTTTGTGGTCTGTGACTCCAATAACTGAGATACCCTCCCACGCGCTCCGGCTTCTGTCACCCAGTCAACACTGACCGGGCCGTTTTTCCGATGCGAGGCAATGGCCTCAACTATTTCCATCTCTTTGCCGTTTATTCTCCCCCTTGAAATCTTCCCTCCGGCGCATATCGAAAGCCCGACATTCGCCCGGAATACCGGGTCTTTGATCCTCTCTTTGAGCCATGATTCATGTATCGATACAACGCCGATAGCTTTACCATTTTCATATATCGATTCAACGATCGTTGAGGCCCAGTCTTTGAGATTTCGCTCAGGACGCTCCCGCTCTTCGGACTTGGTCGGATGGTTGATATACATCTTCCACCCCTCAAATATCGATGCCGCTTCGCGGATGGTTGAGTCGGGATAATGCCTGCGCTTCGCCTCGTTTGTCCCGGCTTCTATCAGCACGACCTCGACCTCGCCCTTCTTCTCGTCGTACTTTGCCTCTTTGAGGCTGATATGCTCGATCTCAACGTCGCCATCCTGCGCAATACCCTTACGGAGCGTGATACCGGATTCCTTGATGACGAAGTTATCCTCAACCTCTACCGGCGCACCAAACGATACGATCCTATCTTTCACCGAGAATATGATCTGCCACGTCTTGCCACCCGCATCGCATATCACGCGGTCGGTGAAGACGTAGCGGATCCACGGGTATGATCCGATAGCCGGAAGCGCCGCCAACTTCAGCGCGTTTGAAATGTCGTCTTTTAACCGCTCAAGACTCCCTGCCGGAGCCGCTTCCACAATGGTCTTCATGTCATGCCTCCTGGGTTTCGAGTATCTGTATCGCGTGACGGCAATTGCCGTTACACTCAAAGCTTCCCGGTTCCGGGATATCATCTATCGGCCATGGATTGCCAGCCATAGCACCCTTACATCCATCACACGTAGAGTCGTCGTCAGCTCCGGCAAAATTCGCCGTAAGCCCGGTCCCCTTCCCAGCTTCTTTGACCGCTGCCTCCTCAACACTCCACATCGCCCCCGCGTACGACCCGATGCGTGATTCAAACGTCGCAACCTTCTTGCTTACTGCCTCGAAAAATTCCTCTTCGGTTCCATATGTCGCCCGAAGCGCGTCAGATATCCCGCTGCGCACATCAGGGATGAGTGATTTGTCGACATACTTTGAATTCCACTCAAGCTTCTTCGCAAGGAGCGACTTCCCTTTACGCGCGGCCTCGAATAACGTCTCTTTAATCTTGTGCGTCTTAATGTATGACTGGAGGTACTTTTTCCCGATGTCGATCGCGATCGGGAAATACGTTTCAGCGGCCTTTTTCATTCCATCAGAGAAATCGCCAAGAGATTCCGCAAGATCATCGATGTTTCCGACAAGCGAGTCTTTTTCGCCTTTAGCCTTAGCGGACTTCATTACTGATTCGCGGAATTCGCTGTAAACTGCGGCAAGCGCCTTCTTGTAGCCGTTCATACGCTGGAGGAGATAGCTGCTCTTCTTGACATGGTGGAGAGCTTTATCTTTCGACGGTACTTCGATCGCCTCTTTGATTGGCTTCGACGGCTCTTCCTTTGCAGACGCGGAAGATTTACCCGCCATCGCCACCCCGCATTTTGGACATTTCTTTTCGTTGCAGGGCTCTCCCTTGCTATGGGTTACTTCATGTCCGCACTTGGGACACACACAAGTTGATGCCCCACCATCGCCCTGTCTGCTTCCTCCAACGCCTTTTCCCTCACCTCTTCCGGCTTCCGCTATCTCATCCTTGTCGCCAACTTGTCCTGGCTGAGGCTTTTGCTGTTTAGCGGCTTTCTTTTCCGCCGCTTCCGTCTCGATAGTGATCTTCTGTATCTCGTCATCGATGTTATTCTGCCCGGAGGCAAGCAGGAATATGCGCGCCGCTGTCTCCTGCGAACACATGCCGTTTGAAACAGCGATTTGCAGGGATTCGGCAAGCGGCTTCAGCTCCTTCTCGATGATTGGCGGGAAGTCATGGTCGATCGTGTCGTCAAAATCCCGCCTGTACTCCATGCGTCCGGTAAGATCGTTATATTCGCCGGATCCCGGGAGCACGCGGAGGTCAATTTTCTTGTTGATCTGATACTGGAGGATCCCTGCATAAATGCCCGACCATACCTGCTGGTGATAGAGGAACTTCTTGATCATGGGGAGTTCCATGCTGGTTGCCGTGGCAAGGTTCCCAGTCGAAGGATCCCCGAAGTAATGTTCGAAAAGCCCAGAGGCCGAGCAGACCATGAGTTTCATCTGCCGCATACCTTCTTTGCCAATCGACGCGCCGCCTGTCGGTGTATCAACCGGCGTGAGGTCAAGGTTTTGGTTCTCGACCTGCGTGCTGCCGGCCGATGGCCCGACGTTCGAAAGGTCGGTCTTTGAGTGGTAGAGCGTCTTTAGGCTCGCGACCTGGGCAGGCGTGCCTTTGATCTTCTTCTTCCAGGCGATAGTGGAGAGCGACCTGATAAGCGTGGCAAGGTCCCCCGCCATGTCCTTGTTTGCTTTTATCCAGTCAAGCCCCCGGTAGAGCTCAGGGATACCGAATTTGTCATTGATGTCGCAATTGATCTTGACGTGATAAATGGCGACGTCTTTATTGAGCTTCGTCTCCGGGACGCCATAGTCTTCCGGGTTAAAATTATCCATGTCGGGATAATAAATAACCCCCGTTGTCGCGATGTCGTAGCTATCCGACTTGTAGTTGTACTTGGTCGGATTGTTTCGTACCTTGTAGAAAAGCGTCCTCATGCGATCGCTCGGTTCGCGGATAATGTCAGCTATCTCATCGGTGTTTATGATTCGCACCCGGACGTTCCCCGCGTCGTCGCTAAAAAGAGCAAAGAAGAGGTTTCCCTCAATTTGGAGCTTGTTGCAGAGCATCTGCTGAGCCATAAAAGAGGTGAGCGCGATCTTGTTATCACGGTCATTCCAGAATCCGGTTATGACCTCTTGCAGATTCTTGTCCTTGGCCTTCGGCGCGCCCACACCTTCGCCAAAAACGAAATAGGTGGTAAGATTCACCCAATGCCCGGCAAGCGGATTCGTGTTGTAGTAAAGCCTTGAGCGCTGGATCACCTTCCTAAAAGCTTCGCCCGACAGGTTAAGGCCTTCCTGCGGCGAGCCACTGTTGACACTCACCCATCCGATATCCTCAAGGGCGCGCTGCTGCTTTGTTATCGTCTCGCGGATATCGTTTAGCTCCCGGCTACTTACAAGGCGTAAACCGAACATCAGATGTCTCCTCCGATTGATACTCTCTCAAGCCCCATTTCTTCAGCGGTGATGATTGCTTCCGGCTCTGAGTTCTGCTGCGTTGCCTGAATGGTTGCCGCACGCGCGGCCTCACGCGCAAACCATGACGCCATCACAAAATCAGACGCCACTCCTATCGGGTGATCCATGAGCTCACTGCGCCACTTGCAGAATCCGCATTTACAGTCAGGCTCATGCGGCTCGCGTCCCATAAGCACGTCCCACGAGCCGTTTGCGAATTCAACCTCCATGCCGGGAAGCCCAACGGCGGGATCGGCTTTCTGCTTGCCCGTCGTAAAGGCTGCGATGGGCATTGATGCCTCGCCCTTCTCAAGAGCCCACTGGATAATGGCTTCCTGCGCGGCGTTATTCTCGACGCATATGATCTGATGCCGATGTGCCCTATACGCTTCGATGAGTTGCAAAACAGTCTGTGTTGGGCCCCATTTCCCAAAGCGTATGTCGATTGGGTAACGCTTTCCCTGGGGCGACTGCGCGAGCGTGAAGATGACCACCATCTGCCCAAACGGATCACACCCGGCATAGCGCGGCCAGTCCGGGCGCACGATATCATTAATGCCTGCGCCGTACTTAAAGATGCGAAGCGCTGAAGGAAACGTCTTGTCCTCATCAGAGAGCGCGTCCTGCCGATAGCCACGATTGAACGCCCGCTCGCCGATGTCCTTACGCTTTGCTATGAGGCGGTCCTTGTTCCACTTCGCTTCCCAGAGCGGGATGGTAAATTTACCCTTGAACGCCGACTCGCACTCAAGGTAGGAAAAATCTTTCGATACCCTGATAACCAATGACGCATACCCCGAGTTTTTCAAGAGCTCACTGGTAAGGTCGTCGTTATGCCAAATAGTCGCGATGTAGACGACAAAGCCTTCCGGCGCCAAGCGACTCATCCAGACGTTATAGAAACACTGCTTGACCTGGGGGCGCATGGCTGGATTGAGGATGGCGTTACGAAGATCAACTGGATCGTCTACGATGAGGAAGTCACAACGACTTCCGGTGCCTGATGTGGTAATACCCCATGCTTCGATCGATCCGTCTTTCGAGCGGCTGGTCCGGTCAACAATGAGCTTGTGTTTCGACCACTCTTCTTTGTTCGTTGATTTAACGTGCGGATGGACAGCGTGATAATCCTCGTCCTGCTCTATATACTTTTCGATAGCGGCCACACGGGCCTTCGCGTTGTCGTCGGAATTCGAGACGATGAAGACGCGGTTGTTCGTGTTCTCGCCGATGAATTGGAGTGCCCGGGCAATAGCGACCTGTTCGGTCTTTCCGTGGCCCCACGGCGCAAGAATGACACAGTTCTTCTTCTGCCGGCGGCACTCGTCGATGTGCTCATTGATGGCTACATGGATAGCAGACTGCTTCACGCGTTCGCCTTTTTCATCTTTGATGACAATCTCGCAAAAGTCATCAGCATGACGACGAGCAAGAATAACCTTTGCCTGTCTATTTGCTGTCTGTTCCCGGCTCGGTCTGTCTAACAATTCTGCGGAGTTCATCGCTCGTTAAATCCTCACCATGGTTCGCGGTATTTTTAACACTGTTCTGGATTACGTTATTGATGATGGCGTTTGAATGTTTCCACCGGCCCGGCCGGCGATTCGTAAGGTAGAAGATGTAATCGGTAGGGCTGCCAAGGCCAGCTTCGAGCTTCTTGTAGAACGCGTCCTCGACCTTATCCGTGCGCTTATCATCACCGCGATTCATGCACAATCGTATGTAGCGGTCTATCCGGCTGCCCTTGGGCTGCCTCCACTTGCTCACGGTGGCGCGGCTTAACGTGCTGAATTCAGGCTTGCTTGCGCGGACCTTCTCTATCGCGCATCCCAATGAATCACCGTCATCCAACATGCGGCTCTTTATTCCGGTTAATATCTCGCGCTTTTCTTTTTTGCTGTACATCTGGCGGTCTCCTACAGCAAAAAAGAGGACACCCCCTTTGCAAAGGTGTCCTCTTTAATTTGCTGGTCATGCGTCTCGGTTCATGAGGCCGAGAGTTCTTCTTCTACTTCAAGTCTACTGTTTTTCTTTCCTTCAACAATAGAGAAATTTTTTCGCGCAAAGCATTTGGCTCGACATTCACAGGGAGGCAGATATCCTCAAAGGATTCGCTATGCAAAAACTCCTTCGCGCACTCAACCCTGAAACGAGACATTGACCGGAGATCACAAACGGTAAGCCTTATCATCCGGCAGGCAAAGTCTTCAATGCCCTTACAATGCGCTTTTCTCGCTACGTGTCCTGGCATCGCTTACCTCTCATCACACCGACAAGCGCCATCTGCGCCACGATCTTCTTTCTGCGCTTGGCAAGACGATTTTCACTGGCTCTGACCTGTTGAAACTCTGCGCTGAGTCTCCGGTGCTTTCTGTCAAGATTGCCGCGGAACTTC